ACTAAGAGACCTAGAAGTAACCGATGACATGATTCGTAAACCAAATGCAGATGGTGGTATCATGCGTCTTGGTTTCAAAGACGGTATGAACAGAAGAACGTTTCTAAAATTATTAGGTGGTGCAATGTCTATACCTATCATCGGTAAGGTTTTTAAACCATTTAAAGTTGGTAAGACAGTGACTAAAGTTCCAATTATTAAGACAGACAATGTGCCTGGTAAACCAGAATGGTTTGATCAATTAGTTAACAAAGTTATTATCGAAGGAGATGAAGTTACAAAAAGATTTGCAACCAAAGACAGAGAAATTGTACACATGAAAAAATTAGATGAGGATACTACTGTAAGAGTAACACAAGATTTAGATGAAGGAGCTGTTAGAGTTGAATATGAAAGTCCAGAAAACACGTACGGAGATCCAGTTTCATTACGATATAAGAAACCTAACCCTGATGAAGGAGACCCAAGACCAACAGCACAATTTGATGTGGCAGAGTCTGGTCCAGTTGGAAGAGCCGATGGCCCTGATGATTATTCCATAGAAATAGATGAAGTAGGTGGTGAGGGTGTTAGAGATATTTATTCAGATGTATCAAAACTAAAACAATATGCTACAGGTAAAAAACCAACATTAAAAGAAATTGTACAAATTAAAAAAAGAAAAGATAAAGCTGCAAGAATTTCAGAAGGTGGAGAAGGTGAAATGCAAGCGGTCATAGATAGACAGGGTGAGTATGATTATTCTCCTGATGACGGCATGGCATCAGGCGGTATCGCTAGAATGTTAGGTGAGTAATGGAAGACTTACAAGATAAAATTATAGAGTTGATGGATCTCTTCGACGATGAAGTTGTAACCACAGCAGATAAGATAGACAGACCACAACAAGCATTAGACAGAGAAGCTTACAAAGATTTCATGGACCGTAATCCAATGGCCGGGGGTGGTAGTATTGGTGGAGGAAATATAGAAGGAACCCCAATTGGCAACAGAACTGGTTTTGAAAATGTATTTTTAAAACAAGGTAAAAAATCTAGATTTGGTCCTGGTACTGATACGATTGTAATTAAAGGTAAGGAATATAGAAAAATTAGTGATAAAAATAATCCTAATTTTGGTAAATATAGTTTTAGAGAAAGTGTATCAACAGGAGAAAGATACCCATCGGGTAGAATAAAAAGCAAAGAAAAAACAACTTACTATACAGAAAAACAACTTAGAGATAGAATTGCAAAAGGTTCTTTTACAGGTAAGGCTTTGTACAAAAGTTATACTCCAGGTTATTTAGCTGAGTTAAAAGATATTAAAAAGTTTGTAGATGATACAGGTGCTAAAAATATTTTTTTATCTGATCTTGTAAAAATGTTTGGAGATGAAACAAAAGAAACAGAAACAGAAGCAGTTAGAGATGCCACTACAGAGAAAAAAATTAAACGAGCAATAGGAGAAGATGAATATAAAAAATTAATTAAAGGAGGAGATAGAACAAAAACAACTATACAAAAAAAGAAAGATTTTAATGCTTTGGTAAGAGCTGTAAAAAAAGGAGAAAAACCTTTAATAGCTTTAAGCTCTAATATGACAGGAGAGGCTCCAAACGTATTTAAAAGTTATTTAGGTAAAGTTGAAAAAGGAATGTATAATTCAATGATACCTAAATTAAGAGCAATTGTATCAAGAGTTACTCAACCAAGACAAGTTTACGAAGGAACAAATGCAATTGAAGAATTAAAAAATACCACTACAAAAACATATAATAAGATAATAAAAAAATATCCAGCATCTTCAGCTGCAAGAAATATTATCACATCAGGAAAGGGTATCGTATCTTATAATGATAGAAGTTATGTTTTATCTCAATTATTTAGACATGTTCAAAATGGAGGAACTAAATATAGTTATGTAAGTGGAGACACAACAGCAACTGTAAAATTTAGAAATAACGAAACGGGAAAGTTAATAACTTTAAATAACATAGATGTTAATGATCCTGAGTTTAAAGAAGCAGCAGACGCATATAATGAAAAAGAAAAAATAATGAATACAGAAATAGATGACCCTAGAAAAAAAGGAGCAAAAATAAAAATAGGGCAAGCCATAGCTGCAAACGGAGATAGTTTGGTTATCGACCATTTAGATGATGTAAAAAATAATCCTTTAAAAAATTTAGCTATTACCAATCAAAAAGCAAATATGGCAGCAACAATTAAAGGTGCGACTGAAGCAGAGCTTGAATCTATAGGAAGAGGATTAAAACTAAGTCTCGAAGACAATATAAAAAGATATTCTAATTATGCAAAAAGACTTTTAATTAGCCCTGATAAAAAAAGACCGTCACCAAAAGAAACTATATTTACAAAGACAGGAACTTTGCGTGGTGTTGAAGATCCACCTGATCTTGAAATTAAAAAAATAATATCATCATTATCTAGTAAACCTATTTGTCAAGTAACTTTTGGCGGGATTAAATCTCCTGCTTTAAAAGCTGATGGTGGTAGAATAGGTTATGCAAACGGACCTGCTAGCATTGATGATTGTTTTGATGATGGTTTAAAAAATTTTAAAGATGGTAAATTTAAAACAGCAGATCAAGCACAGGATGCAGCAAAACTTTTAGGTGGTGGTCAGAAAGTATTAAGAGGACTTATGAAATATGGTATTGTACCAGAAGCTGCGTACGTAGCAGGCGAAGCTGTTTTTAGAAATATACTAGGTGAGAAACCATTAAACGCACTTAAAAAATCTATAGACTCATTTACGTTTGGTGCAACTGATTTTACATCAGGCATAGAAGCGGCGAAGTTTGGTAAAGACGCTGATCGAAAATTAGCTGTTGATAAATTTAGAGCAAGTCAAAATAAAGTAAATTCAATAGAACAACAACTAGCAAATCTTGAAACGTTAAATACAGGATCTCAATTTGGTTACGAAGGAGATCAAACCGAAGCCATACAGATGAAAAAAGCACAATTAGAAGCAGCAAAAAAAGAATTAGAACAAAACTATGTTAACCCTGATATAGTTCAATACATAGATAGAAAAGGAGAAAATATTGCAGATGCACAAATGGCTAAATCAGGTTTTGCAAAAGCATCATTGAAAGATCAGATGGATGGTATACCTGGCGTAGCTGATTACATGGCTACAGAAACTGCTCGTGTGTTTCCAAAACAACCAAGTCAAACAGAATTAAATTTAAAATTGTTACCTAATTTTAGAGAAGCTTTAAAAACTGATCAGGCAAAAATAGATAGAACAATTATGAACGCACCAGACGATGTTCTTAAAGATATTTCTCCTGAAGCATTAGAACTTAAAAAAGGTCTTCAAGAGGCGTACAAAATGGAAAACTTAAAAGATACATTTGGCGCAGAACAAATATACGGAACACAAGGTTCTTTCTTTGGTGAGCCTTTAGCAGAAGGTGGCCGTGCAGGTTTTAAATTAGGATCAGTTAGAAAAGGAATATTAAAATTAATAGATGATAGTGTTAAATCAACACCAAAAGATACAACTTCAGCATTAGACAAGTTAATTAAAAAAACACTTGATGAAGATTTGTTTGATAAAAAAGACAGAATTGTAGATTCGATAAATATATCAGAAGCAAAGAAAAGAAAAAACTATCCTTACAATATGAGAGTCTTTGAAGAACCAAAGAATTTAGATTTTTATAGAGCAATTAAAGAATCCAACTTTAGAACTAAAACTGGACCTTTCTTTGATCGTATTAAAAAAGCAGGTGGTGGTTTATTAAAACAGGCAGGTGATAGATCAGGCCCACCACCAGAATTAGGACCAAACTCACAAGGGTTGCAAGGTCTATTAAATCGTGGTAAGAAGATATAGGAGTAACAAATGGCAGAAATAGACAAAGGACTCCCTAACACTCGTACGAAACTAGATATCCCTTCAGAAGAAGAGATGGCAGAAGAAGTTAGTGTTCAGGAAGAAGAAGCAGAACAAAAAGGACCAGTTGAAGTAGTACCAGAAGAAGATGGTGGTGCAACGATCGACTTTGAACCAGGTGCAATCAACATACCGGGCACAGAAAATCATTTTGATAACTTAGCAGATATTTTACCAGAAGAAAATCTAGAACCAATTGGAAATGAGATGGTTCAAAATTACATGGACTACAAATCTTCTAGAAAAGATTGGGAGCAAGCTTATACAACTGGTTTAGATTTATTAGGATTTAAATACGAAAACAGAACAGAACCGTTTCAAGGAGCTTCAGGTGCAACACACCCAGTTCTTGCAGAGGCAGTTACACAATTTCAAGCACAAGCTTACAAAGAATTATTACCCGCAGATGGACCAGTTAGAACACAGATCATAGGTGTTAAAAATCCTGGCACAGAACAACAGTCTGAGCGTGTAAAAGATTACATGAATTATTTGATAATGGATCAGATGAAAGAGTATGAATCAGAATTTGATTCCATGTTATTTCATTTACCATTAGCTGGATCAACTTTTAAAAAAGTTTACTACGACGTACCAATGGGTAGAGTAGTATCTAAGTTTGTACCAGCAGATGAATTAATCGTTCCGTATACAGCTACCTCATTAGATGATGCGGAAGCGATTATTCATACAATAAAAATGTCTGAAAACGAATTACGAAAACAACAAGTCAATGGTTTTTATACTGACGTTGAGTTAGGCCCTCCAGGTTCTAATATAAACGATGAGTTAAATAAAAAAGAACGTGAATTAGAGGGTACAAAAAAAACAGGAAGAAATGATCCTGTTTACACTTTGTTAGAATGTCATGTAAATTTAGACTTAGAAGGTTTCGAAGATGTTGGAGCAGATGGTGAACCAACAGGAATAAAATTACCTTACATCGTAACAGTCGAAGAAGGTAGTAGGAAAGTTCTTTCTATTAGAAGGAACTA